CAAGATGGAGAATCGAACGTGTTCTTCGGGTACACACACACCGATGATACTATGAAACTGTCGAGAACGACCGGTGGCCCAACAACCGCAAACTTCACGATGGATTCTGCAAATACCGTCAATCTTCATGTATTCGGTGAACTGTATACACAGAATAACGTCGGTATCGCGAATACGTCTCCGACCTATTCTTTATCGGTCGGTTCGAATGTATACATCGACGATACATCTTCTTCTGGAAATGTGTTGTACGCGAATGGTGTCGCCTTTTTGGAGGGTCTCCGAATCGGTGACAATGGTCTCACCGTCGGTAATCTTATTACGTTAGATGCGGATGCAGCGATTCCTATGGTTGTCACGTCCAAGATTGAATCTGATGGTATTCAAACGACTGGTGTAGATCCATCGGGTATAGCGAATACAAACCCGTCAGATACATTGTCCATAGGTGATAGAGTATTCATAAATACATTTGGTTCTAACACACTTACCGTCATCGGTAACACCGCCACCGGACGTCTCATCACAGAGTCTATTGTGGTACAAGATTTCATCGAAGTTGAAGGTGAATCTGGTATTTCGTCAGCGGCGAATGTCATCATTCATGGTGATATTCAGGGTGGTGACTCCGTTTCAAACACTGTGAGTATCCGAGCGGGTCCTCAGGCGTCGAACATCTCCGCGATTGAGGTGAACGGTGCCAAAACATCTGCGAGTCATCAAACAGTGATTTTAAAAACGAAAAATACGGAACGGATGCGTGTCGCTTCTGATGGAAATGTGGGTATCGCGAATACAGCTCCGACTGAAAAACTCACGATAGGTGGTAACCTTCGTGTGAATGGAAGCAACGCGGTCATCTCGGGTACGAGTACGAATTACATTCGATCGAAAGCTGACACAGTGATAAATCAAACAAAGATTGAATCGCGTGTAGGAACCGGAAAGGGTCTCAATTTCTATGCGAGTACGAGTGACTCGATGGGTCTTCCTAAATTGACTATTCTCGAGACGAGTAATGTTGGAATCGGTACGACGACACCGAAGGGTCTTCTTCATACATCGGGTGGAACCGTGTTTATAAATAATGAACCAGTTCACAGAGTTGCATACGATCATCTCAGCACTCCTCTTGTTATATCAAATTCCGTCGAGACGGAAGATACCGTGTCACAAGAACCCGTACTCGAACTCACGCGGGAAGGTGTTCTGAACAATTACGAAGCTGTCCGGGCAACATTCAAATTGGGTAAACATGACCTCACGAGTAACAAGTCTAGGACACAGTTGGATATTTATTTAGCCAATGAAGATTATAACGACGAAACGGATATTCTCACACTTCGAAGTGATGGACGTGTTGGTATAGGATCAACTGTACCCGAAGCGTTCCTTGAAGTCGTGAGTAGTGGGATAGGTAACGCACGCGAAAACAGTCTCATGATTCATAACCATCACGGTGCCGGTGGAGCGGGTGATGCCATCATGGCGGCTCAAACGGATGCGACTCAAGGGAACGCGTTTACGTCATACATACAAACGACAAATGATTCGAACCCTCGTGGGTGGTCCGTCGGTATCGCCGGGACGAGAGATTTTAGAATTACTCGTAATATTAATCAGGTTTCGGATTCAACGAATATTGGACTGTACATCGATGGAAGTACACGCAATGTGGGTATAGGTACAGATGTTCCCCGTGATAAATTAGAAGTGAATGGAAATGTTGTCATAGGTAACGAGCTCTATTTTGGTGGTCTGTTGTCTGATGAGTATGGTAACACATTCATTAAAGAGAGACTTGTGAGTACAGACATTTCAGAACTTTTAATATTCAAGGGTAACGAAGGTCCTGGTGCCGCGGGTCCAGATCAAATACGACTCGTCGGTTCACAACACGTATTCCAGGCGTACAGTGAACCGCAATTGAGTGCGTCTGATATATCGGACATGGAACGAGGCGTTTCCAACTTACTTAAACCCGCTATGCTTATTTCTGGCGGTGGTTCGAGTGGACGCGTTTTGATTGGAACAACTGACACGAGTAAGATTCAACAACCCGATACGACGACACTTTTCGTCAATGGTGGTGTTGAGTTCGCACCCGGTCAGAAAATTAATTTTGGAAATATGGATATTTACGCTCTGAGTGATGGTGGACGTTTCGAAACCATAGGATCTTCGGGTGATATGCGCTTTCAAAACAAGGCTACGGCGACTACACAGGAATTGTTCGCGACCGAATCCATGCGAATTAAAAGTACAGGTCTCATTGGTATAGGCACCACAGATCCAAGTACTAACGTTCATATATATTCAGGTGTCACTTCGGACATAGACGTTCTCAAACTCGAAAGTCCCGGTACCAATACGAAAACTGGTATTTCATTGAACACGAACGACGGGTATGGTGGGTACGTTCGAGGGTATACCACTTCTGGAACGACACATGGTATCGTCGTGGGTGGAATGAACAACTCAGTCGAAGCTGACGGTCTTCATGTGATACACACGAGTAACGTAGGTATCGGTACGTCAAGACCGGCTACCAAGTTCCACATGTATAACGGCACGGCTCGTTTAGAACACGCGACGAGTAATGTCATTCTGGAATTCAAGACGACTGGTGGCGTCTCCAACATTTATGCGACACCGAGTGGAAATGTACACGTCAACCCTTCTTCTGGTGACATGCTGATCAACAGTAATCTGGAAGTGACTGGTGATCTTAACATCGATGGTAAGATCGATCTCGGTAACCAGGTCGCCATCGGTCTAGGTGGTTCAGAGGCGTCGACCGCCCTTCACGTAGGTGGTGGTTTCATTTCAGGGTCGAACGACGTGGCGTGTAAACGATACTCCAAAACATTCGAATTAGGAACAACCAAAGCGAAGATGATTCGTCTCTTTTTCGGTGATGCGTCGTTTTATGCGAAGATTGTGGCGATGATACGAAAGGTAGATGGTAGTGCCGTACGTGACATGAGTACGATGGTTTTGGAAGTACAAGGTGGTACACATGATGGAAGTTACAGTTCAACTTTAAATGAAGAAATTACAGTCGGTGCGAAAAATTTGTTTGGTGGTGATACAGATTATCCTTGGAACCCGAACATTTCGGTCGGAAAACGAGGTATCATCATGACTCCAGTAAATACAGAAAACACTCGTGTGTATTCATATGATATTCATGTTGAACTGTATACGTCACGTGGAGGACGCCTGATTTCGATTAAAAATAACGTCGCGGGCTGGCCCTCAAACAATAACAACTTGGATGTTAATAACGGTGAGACAGTCGCCGAATTTACGTATTAAATTTACTACGAGGGAAGACCTCGCGGTAAAAAAAATAATTACGCCCTGATGGCGTCGGAGACAGCTAACGCGACAACTCCGACAATGAAAGCTATCACGACGTAGTTCAGTTCACTTTCTTCAGTACCAGTCTTCTTAACTGGTTCTGGTGTGACAACCGACTCCGGTTGTGGCTTCGGAGGTTCCAGTTCCTCCAAAGGATAGTACGCTATCATTTATATATATTTAGAGATTAATTTCCTTCTTCGCCTTCTTCTGCCTGGTGCGTTTGGTTTTTGCTGGAGTCACCTTTACCTCCTTGACTTCACCACCCGTCGATTCACCGGAAATGGAGATGATATCGGAAATGTCATCATCGTCATCGTCACCACCGGTCGTAATCGCCGAAGTATTCATGGGTGGAGCTGGAGGCATCATGATCCCACCCATCAGGCTCGAGATGTCAATACCAGGTCCCTGCATCTGGTATTCACCCGTACCACCGACGGGGGCATCCGTCGCCGGACCATCCGTCTTACGAGTCGTGTTCTGAACGGCGGACATCATGTTCTTCACGAGGTCGGGGTTCTGCTTGATCACATCGTTCATGTTCGGCATGACCGACTTGAACATACTGTTCGTGAGGTGGAACATCATCGCCGAACCACCCAACATCATGATCAGCTTCACCTCTGGTGCGACTGAGATCTTCGATCGGTACTTCACGTAGAGCTCCTCGAAAACACCATCGTAATCGTCCACATTCTCCATGACGGACTCGGACCAACCTTCGAGCTGAATCTCGAAAGGGTTGTATCTCTTGTTCAAAAACTCCAGACCGGTCACACATGCGACGAGCATACGTCGAGAGAACCGAATCGATTGTTCCACGTCGATACTGTACGTGATACGCTTCACCTCTGTTCGGAGCTCCTCCACATTGGAATAGGCATTGAGTCGCTTGTTCACCGCGAACCCCTTCTTCTCGAGACGTCCGAGCTTATTAATCAGGTCCGCCTTTTCCTCGTCGACAGACGAATATCCCTTCGAAGGTTGTTCCTCCTGTTCACCGGAACCCTGTCCAGGACCATAATCCTCGCCATCATCAAAAAAGTTGGCGTCATCACCATCCCCGTAATCAATCTCTTCATCAGGAGCAGAAACATTCTGAGTCGTCTGTTTATTCGGGTTGACGAAAGCATCCATCGCCTCCTGTCGTTCGGACATCTGGGGAGGTGGTGGTTTAAACGTGGGTCGGGGGACACGTTGGGGTGCGGGAGCGGAAATTTCAATTTCATCCATGATGGCCTGTTCGTCGGCATCCAATTTCATGACACTAGCATGTCCTCGATCGAGTACGATCTCTTCGTCCATCTACTCTTTATACAGAAACTAAAAAAATTACCTTTAACGCAGTTTAAAAAAATCTTTGTTCATTATAAATGTTTACTCTCAATCGTGTCAACCGTAACGCCCTCACCATGATTGTGATTCTTCTTCTGATCATCTCGGCCCTCGCCGCCTTTAAGAACAGTACCATGAGCAAGTACCAACCCAGACCAATCACGACCAAGACGGTCAGTGATCAGTCCATCTTCGATCTTCCCGTTAACCTCGATTGCACCGCGGGCTCTGGTAAGAAGGACAGCCCTTACTCGAAGGGTTTAACTCCAGGAGGTGTGTGTGGTGCCCAAAAGCTCGTGTCCGACCAAGCCGGGTACGACATCACGGGTGGGATTGGTGGATCTTTAATCTAAGCTAATGATATATGGCGCTCATCACAGCTCCTACACAGTTGATTCCCGATCTTCAACACGAATACCACACTGTCACCATCGATTCGATCGGACAGTCGAGTGCGAACACGTTCACGTGTCATCTTCAGCAACCCCTGAAGAATGTTGTTCAGGCTCGGCTTCTCGGTGCCCGAATCAACACGACGGCGGATACCGAACACTGTTACATCTCCATCGAGGAACTGGACAGTATCTTTTCGGAGCGTGCGTCGAACGAACCGAATGGTCAAGCGAGTGCTAGTATTCTCCGAAACTCTTTCGCGAGTATCGTGACGAGTGATGATTCCGGAATCATCAGTTTCAAGGATAACTACCCTCTCGCGACACAATACACAAACCCCATTCGTAGCATCGATCGTTTTACTGTTAATATTCGTAACCAAGATGGCACGCTCGTCGCCCCTTCGAGTCCTGCCAAAGATAATTATTTGATTATTCGTTTCGTGTGTAGAAAACCCAATTTGTAATTTTCTCCCGTTAAAGTAGTATTACCATGTCCACCGGTATTGTTCAATTGATCGCGATAGGTGCCCAGGATGAGTATATCATGGGTAATCCCGAAATTTCGTTTTTCAGTTCAACATTCAAACGACATGCTAATTTTTCACAATCCATCGAAAAGCAAACGATACATGGAGCGGTGAAAAACAATTCTATGTCCAGCGTTCAATTTGAACGTTCTGGAGATCTTTTAGGTTATGTTTATTTTACAATCGATAATACAGCTCAGGCGCTCGACATACAGCGATGGGACACCATCATCGATAAAGTCGAACTGTACATAGGTGGGTCTCTCGTAGATTCTCAAGATGCGATTTTTACTGAAAAGATCGCCGTCGATACGTTCGCACAAAATGTCTCCAAGAGTTCGAACGGTACACATCCGGGTGTGAGTGCGCGTTCCTATTTCTATCCTCTACGCTTCTTCTTCTGCGAGGGACCTCAGTGCGCTCTCCCCCTCGTCGCACTCAATTACCATAACGTCGAGATTCGTATTCATTGGGCATCCGCTGCGTCTAATTATAACGTCGAGTGTTTCGCCAATTATTATTATCTCGATAACGAAGAACGTGGAAACATCGCTTCGCGCAAACACGATCTGTTGATTACCCAAGTCCAAAAGAATATCGCATCCGGTGAATTGATTCAAGATTTAACCTTTAATCACCCCGTGAAGTATCTCGCGTCATCTGATACGACGACGGATGGTGCACTCACGTCACCCACGAACAAAGTCAAATTGAACATTAATGGTCTCGATGTGAGTAATTACCGATGGGGAAAACCACATTATATCGATGTCATGAATTACTACCACACAAATTTTGTCACATCCCCCGATTTTTTCCTGTATTGCTTTTGCCTCTCCACGAGTTCTCTCCAACCTACGGGTACACTTAATTTCAGTCGCCTTTCTTCAGCCAAGATCATGAGTCAAGACTTACCTATCAATGACCCTATATATGCGGTCAACTATAACATATTACGTATCGAGAATGGTATGGCGGGCCTTCTCTACGCGAATTAAAATACTATTCTATATTAAATGGTCAAGAACTTGCCGACGGTGGAACGTTCCACCAAGATTAGGTTCGGTAAAAATTGTACCGACGACCAGGCGGAAAATACGATCGTGTTCAACGCGAGTGATGAACAGCTTGATATACCCTTCTCAGATTCTGTGTACATGACACCCCTTCGTCTACGCACAGACCTCTCGGATCGAAAGATTACCGTCTTGGCGTATAACCAAGTCACGAAAGAGGTTATGGATTCTGGTGCAGTCGCCGAGGATATTCTCAATTTCACACTCGAAGCGGCTGTGATTAACGGTAATGTTACCGGGAACACAGTATCATTCAACGACGCGGTCACTTCCGTCACGACCCTCTCTAATGTTGGTGTAGCGAATGGAAATCCCGTTCACACACTCGATGTGGGTTCGACATTTAATGTAGACACCGAAGGTTCAAACCTTCTCACTGTGTTGGGAAACACATACATGCAAAACAACTTGGTGGTGGATGGGAACATGCGCGTGAACGGTGCACTCACGACCGTGAATACAGTGAACACGATCGTGAAAGATCCCATCATCGAACTCGGAAAAGAAAACGTCTCTTCAGATCTTGGAATTATCATGTACCGCCCGAATGCTAACGTGGCTGTGGGGTTCCGGGAAGGACCGGATGAGTTGGTGTTCGCGTATACCGACAGTAGTTCGTATGGATCCACCATCAATCCTAAAACATCCGATTCACTCGATGTTCGCGTGTACGGTCGAGTTCTCACAGAGTCCAACGTGGGTATTTTGACTACGACACCCACACACTCCCTCGACGTCGGTTCGAACCTTTTCGTGGATGAATTCGGGTCGAATGTTCTGTACGTCACTGGGAACACACACACGACAGATATTCTTTCGATTGGAAACAAGGTGGGCATCAAAGAAACAGATCCCGATGCGGAATTACATGTGGAAGGAAATGTGTACGTGTCCTCGAACTTGACCGTCGATGAGAACACGTTCCATGTGGACGCGACGGCACACGCCGTTGGAATCGAGACGAAGGAACCGGATGCTAATCTTCATGTCGTCGGTAACGTGTACGTGAGCTCGAACTTGACTGTTGACGAAAATACGTTCCATGTAGACTCTACGGCACACGCCGTCGGAATCGAGACCAAAGAGCCAGATGCCAATCTTCATGTCGTCGGTAACGTGTACACATCGGGGGATCTAACTGTTGACGAAAACACGTTCCATGTCGATGCGACTGCACACGCCGTCGGAATCGAGACGAAGGAACCACATGCTAATTTACATGTGGTTGGTAATGTGTACACATCGGGGGATCTGACTGTTGACGAAAACACGTTCCATGTGGATGCAGAGTACAACTCCGTTGGAGTTGGGACCAAAGAACCGGATGCCAATCTTCACGTCGTGGGTAATGTCTATGTGACGAGTGATCTCACGGTGGACGAGAACACGTTCCACGTCGATGCGGTGAACCACGCTGTCGGAATTGAAACGAAGTCGCCTGATGCGAACCTTCATGTCGTGGGTAACGTTTATGTGACCGATGATCTCACGGTCGCCACCGATGCGCTTCACGTTGAAGCCTCGACGGAACGTGTGGGTATCAAAACAAAAAGCCCCGATGCGGAACTCCATGTGGTCGGAAACGTCTACGTCGCGACAGAGTTCACGGTTGACGATGATACGTTCCATGTGGATGCGGTGAATCACGCCGTCGGCATAGAGACCAAGTCTCCGGATGCGAACCTTCATGTGGTGGGTAACGTCTATGTATCAGATGATCTCACAGTAGCTACAGACGCACTCCACGTCGAAGCCTCGACGGAGCGCGTGGGTATCAAAACAAAAAGCCCCGATGCGGAACTTCACGTGGTTGGGAACGTGTACACATCTGGGGACCTGACTGTAGATGAAAACACGTTCCATGTGGACGTGGAGTACAAGTCCATAGGACTTGGGACAGTGAACCCGAACGCGAACCTCCACGTGATCGGGAACGTGTACACGTCTGGGGATCTCACCGTCGACGAAAACACGTTCCACGTCGATGCGGTGAACCACGCCGTCGGAATTGAGACGAAAGAGCCGGATGCGAATCTTCACGTCGTGGGGAACGTGTACGTGTCCGATGATTTAACTGTCGCTACGGACGCGCTTCACGTCGAAGCGAGTACACAATCCGTCGGTGTCGGGATCAAGGTTCCGGATGCGAAACTTCACGTGGCTGGAAATGTCTACGTGTCTGATGATCTGACCGTCGACGAGAATACGTTCCATGTTGATGCTGGACGACACGCCGTTGGAATTGAGACCAAGGAGCCCGACGCAAATCTTCATGTGGTTGGGAATGTCTACGTTTCCGGGGACCTCACTGTTGATGAAAATACGTTCCATGTCGATGCGGTGAACCACGCCGTTGGAATTGAGACCAAGTCACCAGATGCGAACCTCCATGTGGTTGGTAACGTC